CTTAATAAAGATCTACCATAAGGTACTAAAGCACTAATTGCTTGACCATAATATCCCATAGCTGCGGCTCTTCCTTCCATTCTAGCAAGTTGACCTTGCATTCTAGCAAAGTTAGCTTGTTCAAAAGCTCTTGCTTGACCTATTTTAGAATTATATTCTATCATATCTTTTTCTAATTCAGCTTGTTCAGCATTTGATCTTAATATTTTTAAAGCACTACCACTTCTCTCTACTCCAGATTTAGCAAGAGCAACATTAGTTTCTCCTTGTAACTGTTGAAATTGTTGATCAAATCTAACTAAATCTAATTCTAATTTTTGTTGTAATGCTTGAGCTTCTTGTTCAGCAACTTGAGCATTTCTATTTTGGATAGCTTGATTATATTTACCAGTAGCACTAGCTTGTCTTGCAGCAAGTACAGATGTTCCAGCAGTTATTGCAGCACTCCAACCCATTAGAATATCCTCGCATACATATATTGATCTGAACCATCAAAGCCAAATTTTTTCATTAATCCTTCTTCCTGTAAACCTAACCATTTAGCAAATTTTAAACCAGTTGTATAGTTAGCTCTTACAGCAGTTTGAACTCTATTGATATTATTTTCTTTTGCTATTCTTGCAAAGTCTTTTTTAATAGCTCGTGCTACAAGTAATGGATGATCTAAAGCATCTCTAGTTGCTAGTACCCAACCCTCTGCAACACCATTCCAAATCAATTTCATACCCGCAGCAAAGATAGGTTTACCATCAATCATACCAGTAAATGCTAAATTATCTTGTTCTAAATTCATTGGATCTCCTTCAAACTCCATATCTTTATCCATCAATACATGGTTCATTTGTTGTTGCATAATATATTTACCATGTTCTCCTTTATATTTTACAATATTCAGTATTCTATCCATCGTTTGTTTGTAGCTTTGGATATAAAGATAATATTGTTAAAGGTAAAGGTTGATCTTGTCTAACATAAATAAAACCATCAGTTTCATAATTACCTCTGAACTCTACTTCTTTATCTCCTGTAAAGACTCCAACACTACTATCCATAGGATCAGCTGAAGATCTAAAAGGTATTCGTTCCATGTTGTTTAAGTCTGGACCAATCTCGATACCCAAACTTTCATAAATTCTAGCAGTAATTTCGTAGATTCTTTTTGTTTTAGATTGTGATGTACCATTCTGTGAACCAGCATCTATTCTCATAGTTTGTAATAAAGATGTGTAACCTAATCCAATTTTAACTTTACTTGCTGATCTATTTAAAGTTATTTCTCCAGAGGTAACAACTTTATTTGGATGAGTTGCACCATCTGCTAATATTGAAACTGTTTGACCTTCAAGATGAGATAATCCAGAAATAATTGTAACAGGAGATCCATCATAACTTAATTGTGAATCTAAAAAATTAAATGAAGCATCATCTGTTTCATCAAAGTCTAAGTTGTGTAAATATTCTATGTATCTTTTAGTAGCACCATCAATAGTTCTTTTAACGATTACCCATGTTTGATATTCTGAATTATCTGTAGGTATGGTTGCAACACTTTCACAAACTGCATTACCGCTACCAAATGCTCCACCAAATATATGTCTGTGCCAAGCAACTACTTCTTGTTCTCTTTGATAAGTAAGTCCTACAAGTTGACCATCGTTTCTAACGCACCAAATAATTTGATTAGGTTCTTGTTGATAAGATAATTGTTTGAATCCACTTTCTGAAATATGCTCGGCAAGGATAGTTAGATCTGGAGCAATGTAACCATCTACATCAAAGTTATAAGCGAGTTCTCTTAATTTTCTTTTAGCTCTTTGTAAAAATAAAGTTGCGTTTCCTACAGCTAGAGCATCTACATTAGCTGCACCATTGTTAGATTGTTTTTTAATTAGAATATTTGTAGGTGTGATTGCTATATCTGTACCACCACCACTAACTGCAAACTCACCCCCTGCAGTACCAACAATTAAAGTTCTTGTTGCGGTCATAAATCGAATTGCATTAACTTGGTTCGATGCGATTGTATAAATGATTGCATCATCATCAGCTACTGTGCCATGATAATTATCATCCATGTTTTCATAATCACCCGATACAGAAAAGAATAATGTTTGTGGTTGTGATAAGGTTGCGGCAAATACGAGTCGTTGTTCAAAAAAGGTTACGCAAGATGGATGACCTGTGGTATCTGAGAATGAACCTAATGCAAAGTCTGTTGATGCTGAACCAGAAGAAGGAGAAGCAACACAAATTGAAACTGCAACTGTTGCTGAAGTTCTTGCAGTTATTTTATAATGACCATCTTTAAAATGTACTAATCTTCCTACATCAGTTGTTAACCAACCTTGATTATCATTAACTCCAGTTGTTGATGACAATGTTAAATCACCACTAGATCCAACAGCAGTATGACCAGCTGTTAATGTTGTTGTAGAAATATTATGATCCATGAATGGACCATTCTGAAAATCAACAGCAGTTAATGTCCAGGCAGTATGACCTGTTCTTGATAACTTTCTTACTGCATGATTAGGATGACAGATGTACATAACATCTGCTGATTGTGCATATTTAATATCAAACAATTCAGATTCTAAATAAGGTGAACTAATTTCATACGCTGATCCACCAGATAAGATCTGACCATTGTCTTTATAAAATCTTATGTACTGATCTCCAAACTCAAGCATATAAGTTTGTGTTGTTGAAAATTCAAAAGGAATCAATCTTGTTTCTTTTGTAGAGTCTTTTACTTCAGCTACATATTGTGTACCACTTCTTCTTGCAGCACTACCATGAGGATAGATAATCATATTCTCAAGCGTTTTACATCCTGTAGAATATTTTGCTAAATCGTTTCGACCATCAAGTCTCGGTGATAATTCACCACCAGTAAAATTGGTTAACTGTACCGCAACTCTAGCCATGTATTAATACCTTGAGTTTATAAATGAAGAAGCACCAATAACATCTGATTGACCATCATCTGGATTTGTACTTTGACCTTCAGTAGCATCTACAAATCTTGCTTCTCTTAATTTATCTTGAAACAAAGTATACATATTAGAAGCAGTTGGATTAGATGATGTAATTGCATAAGCAATGTCTGCAGCTAATGCGGCAGATATTGTTTCTCTTAACAACTCATCGTATTGATTGGGATCTTCTATTCTTGCAACATATTGAATTTTTACTGTGCCATGATTGGCTAATATTTTTCTGCCTTCAATCTTATAATCATAATCATAATTTAAAATTGTAATCACTCGCAAACAATCTGCAGGTAATGTAAACTGATATGAGAAACCCCATGATGGAGTATCTACATCTCTTGCAAGTTCAACTCTTTTAATTAAACAATTCCAAAGATGAGATCTAAATAAACTATCTCTAACTTGTGTGTATCTTGCGTTGCAAAGTCTTGCGTTCTTAGAATCTTCTGTCAATGATAATATTGTGGATGCACCAAGTTGGTTTAATGCTCCATTACAAATGTCTACTACTGATGCCATATTACTTCCTTATAATATACTTTCTTCTAATCTGTCTATCTTTTTCTAAAGCAAACAATTCTTTTTCAGTTCTTTCAAGTTTTGCATCAAAACCATAATGCACTTTACCTGTATTTTTAAACCTGTCTACCAATACATATCGATAAACATAACTCCCTTGTTTAAAATGTAATATTGTTTTTAAATCTTTTATTTGTTTCATAAGCATTCTAGGGGGTTTTCACTCTCGCTTCCACCCCCTAAAATTTTATTTACTACGCTTCGTACGCTTCGATTTTAACTACTTTTTCTTCTTCCATTCTAGTCGCACCGAATGCAGCAGAATAGTAGACTTGAGTAGCATAACCTTTATCAGCTCTTTCATCGATTCTAGCAGTTGAATCTTTACCAACCGCTAAAGCGATTCCATCACTTACGAAAGCGATACAACCTCTTTTTGAAGCTGCAATAGATAATCTGTTAGATACAACAAAGTTGAATCCTAAGAAACTATTTACATCTCCAGAAGCTAATGCTTTAACTGTATTGAAATCACTTGAAGTCACTTCAGTAGTTCCTAACAAATCAGAGATTTGTTTTGGAGATACGATGATGTGTCTTGGTAGTGAAGGATCAACATCAGCTAAGTCAATGATCTCTTTTGCTTCTCTTAATTTAGCAATAGTTAAACCATTTGTTCCAGCTTCAGTTATGATTTGACCTGCAGGTAGTGCAACAGAAGTTCCACCAGCTACACCAGTATCAGCAGCAGCAGTTGCTGCAGTAATGATAGCGTCATCCATTGCTCTTCCCATTGCATAAGCAGCAGCTAATGCGTATGAAGAAGTAGGATCTACTAACATTCTTACTTTGTCTAGATCATCGATAAGATCTGCGAACTCATAGTCAACAAGAGAAACTCTTCTTCTTGCGTGAGGAGTATCAGCTTGTGGAGTATCTGAGTGTCGGCTTGATCTTACAGTAGCAGTAACACTTCCAACTTGATCGAAGAAAGCATTCTTACCTGTTACAGATTCTAATCTAACTTTATCTCTAAGAATAGAACCTTTTTGTTGTGATAGCATTTGTATGTTAGAACTATATTGTTCTACAAATGCTGTAGTTATTTGAGTTGACATAATTGTCTCTCCTTAATTGTTAGTTAATGTTAAACAAAAAACAGAGAGGTTCTCAGAAAATCTGGCATCTCTTGCATTTAAAGTCTGTTAGACTAGAGTCTATTCCTTCTTGTCAGTAAGGTTCTTTCGAATTGTCTTACTTTTCTTTGGCGAATTTTCATCCGCCATAGAAATCCATTTATAATATTCATTGCAGATTGGCAAGGGATTTGATTTTTGATTCTCCGAACCACTCTCTACAACGATACGCAATATCTCTAACTTTAGTTCTGTATTATCCATTCATCATTGTTCTTAAAGTAAATACTTGCTGAACTATTTTGTCATGATCTGGATGTGCTTTATTCCAATATGGACCATCTCTATCATTAACAATCTTGCTTATTTCAGCAGCATAGTCAGTACCTTGTGATACATTTTCACTTTCGGTACTTACCAATTTATCTTCAGATAATAGATTAGCAATACCAGCAAAGCCTTTGATGATTGCAGGATGATCGCCTAATCTTGTACCATCTTGTAATTGCATATCTAAAATTTCTGGATTCATATTTGCTTTAGCTAATGCTCCAGCTTTTCTGATATTATCATCATAAGCTCTACCCCATTCTTTTCTAAGTTCTTGCTCAGTTTGAGCTTGTGCAGTTTCCATATCAACTTGACTTTGTTGCACAGAACCTTCCATAGAATTTTTATAGAACTCTAGAATACCTTGAGCTTGTTTATTATTTAAACCTAGCTTGTGTGCATTCTCTGCAAAAGATTTAACAGCACTTTCATCTAATGGAACAACATCTGAATTAACTTCTAGTTTATATTTATCTGGAGACTCTGGTCTACCTAGTTTATTATAAACTTCATTCCATTGATCCTCTGTTGAATTGTTATTAGGCACAGCAACTTTATCTTGACCAATCATTCTTGTTGCGTTCACATAAGATTTAGCAAGAGCTTCAAGCTCAGTAAACTTAGATATGTTTGGATCATTTCTTAAATCTTCTGGTATTGCTTCTTTCCAGGATTTAAAAGTAGTTGGTGCTTGTTCAATTTGTGTTTCTTGTTTTAGTGCTTCTGTAGTAGGTTGTGTTGTCTCTGCTACAGGCACAGTTTCCTGTGTTATCTGTTCTTCTGACATTGTTATTTTCCTTTTGTGTTATCATTTTGTAGCATTGATTTAATAAATAGAAGTACGCTACGTTGACCTTCCATGTATGCACTTTCATGACTATCCCCTTTAACATTAGTGGTAGACCAAAAGTGACATCGCTTTTCTAAATCAGACAAAACTATTTTACCTTCGTCTGAATCAAAAATCATTTTATATGCTTCTCTGATTTCCTTTAATTGTTTTTCAAATTGTTTGAGATCACTCATTACTCAATATCAGCATTCGCTACTGCTCTAGCTTCTTCTGGTAAAGCCTTTGCGAGTGGTGCTATTTTTCCTCCTGCTTCTGCTACTTGTTGTAGTTGTTGCATTTGCATCATTTGTTCTTGTTGAGCTTGTGCTTGTTGTCTCTCAGCATTTAATTGGTTCTGAGGTTTTAATATTTTTTGTGGTACACCCACAATGTCTGTCAAGTGTCTAACGAGTTTATCCATATTGATATGATCGAATACTGGAGCTACTTGAGATAGTGATCCCATGATTTCGATTGCTCTCATGATTGATTGTAACTCAGAAGATTTTTGTGCTTTAGCTAATGGTGATACATATTCAATCTCAATATCTTTACCTGCTAAAAATTCTGGAGCTGGTCTAAATAAATTCTTTCTAAGTAAAATTGCAAAGGCTCTATCGATTAATGGTTTTAATAATTCAGATTGAAGTCTACCAAGAACTGGACCTAACAATCTCATCTTCTCTTCGTTCCTTTGAATAACTTCTGTTGCGGTCATCTGTGGACCAGTTTGCATCATTAATTGATTTACATAGAACGCATTACGAATTGAGTTTCTTCTTTGCTCTTCCATGTTTAAACCTAGTGGAGTATTCGCACCAATGTTTAATGGTTCAATTCTATCTCTTGTACCACTTCTATAAAAATTTAAACCACCTGGTACAGTTCTTACGGGTAAAATAAATCCATCATCTGGAACTAATAAAGGTGGATCAACTTGTTTCTGTGCAGACTTAATTGTAGTCTTAGACATTTCATTTAACATTTTCACATCTGGTAAAGCTGTCATTGCTGGAGATCTGCCATAGATTTCATGTGATGCTTTTAAATATCTTGGTACTACAAATGGAAACTCTCTGAATCCAGATACAGATAATTCTTCACCTGTTCCTGCTTCTATGTACACAGATTCAAATGGCATATTTTGTTTATCTTGTTTCTTAGGATCAAAGTCTGATCTTGGATAAACCGCATGAAGTATTTCTACTTCTTCGTATGGATCTTTCTTAGCAGTTACTGCAATGTTATTTGATACCTTATCAAACTTTTGTATTGCTGCTCTTGCAGAGATTTTAAATTTTCTAAAGACAGTATCAATTCTACCTTTTTCATTTTCAGCAATATATATTTCGTTAATATGTCTTGTTGAGAATTTTAAAAGATCTTCATCATCTTCTTCGATAAACATTGCTGCTGTACCAAAAGTAATTAGATCATGATACAATTCAAATATTTCTTGTTGGAAGTTTGATCTATTGAATGCAGAGTACATGGTCTCTGTAGCAGACTCTAACCATTCTTTTGCTTCATCTTCATTCTCCATATCATCTTCTTTAAATCTTAAAGAAAACCAGGGGGTAGCAGGATTTGTTAGCATACCATGTAGTGATGCTGCTAAGAGTTCTACTGATTGTAGTGGAGAAGAATCAAAAATAAGTTCTGTTCTTTTATCGCCTCTTGATCTTGATTTAGTTACATCTGCTTTTCTTGGTTGCATATAGTCTGCAACTTCTTGCCAATGACTTTCCCAATTTTGTCTTTGAGATTTTAATCGATCAAATCGTTTTAATAAATTTTTTGCTAAATCTGTTTGAGCCATATTATCTACCTAATAGACTTGGTTTACCTAATGTCAAGCTACCTGTTGCACCAGTTACTCCTGTCATAATAGTTGGTGATCTTCCTCTAGCTTTTGCTTTTCTTTTTCTTAAAAGAATATTATCTTCTGCTACATCTGTTGCTGCACTTTGAGAAACTTCTGCGGTTGTTGGAGCAGTTACTGTTGGAGCTTGTACTACTTGACCACTTGATCCTATTGCACCACCATTATCACCTTGTGATAAAGTGTTTCCATAAGCATCTATTTTACCAGAACTTCTTGCTGTAAAATAATCTTTATACATAGATTCTTGTGCTGATCTACTCATTCTTTCAAAATCTTGTTTAGTTGTTCCTTTATAATTTTTTGATCCTAAAACTTTATCTGTAAAAAAATCTCTGTTAACTCTTGATCCACCTGCAAACACTCCAGATAATAATGCTGTAGTAGGAGTTTGAAATTTTTGATTTTTAAGATTTGTTACACCTTGTTCTCTAAACAAACTCATCTTAGCAGCAGTATCATCTTTCTCTCTTGGATCAGATAATGTTCCTTCAGTTACTTTTGATTTTGCTTTAGCTTCTGCTTTTTGTTTTTCTATTTCTCTTTCGTAAGCAGAAACTTGTAAATCTTTTTGAGCTTTTTGCGTTGTAACTGATTTACTATTTCCAGTTCCAGAACTTGGTCCACCTGCACCCATATTATTTACCAAATGTTAAAGAAGATTTAGTTTCAGATTTAACTTCTGCTTTTACTTCTTGTGTTGTGTTTGATCCTACTGCACTTTGCATATCAATCATGTTATCAAATTTTTCTTCTACCTTTTTTACTGCAGGTTTTTTTTTAAATACTTTTTTAATTTTTTCTAACATACTATTCTCCTAATAAAGTTTTAAGTTTAGTTTCTTCAGACTCTTGAATACCAAGTGGACCAGTAAGGATAGTAGACTTTCTACCTTTTCTTCTTCTTTCAATTGCATCTTGTTCTTTTTTAATTTTTGCTTTTTCCTCATCAGTTAATTCTGGAGTTTCTGGCAAAGGTTGAACTGGTGGCAACGCTGGCATTTTTGGTTTGAATATTGATCCCATAATTATATAATCCTATAATCATTATCTGCTACACTTTGCGGAGCAGTTTGTCTAGTATTTAATTCTTGTAAGCCAACAGACAGATACCTCATGGCATCACAAGCGTGTGATGACCAATCATGATTAGGCTTTGACCTAAACATTCTGTTTTTGTCAACATACTTCCTATGGTAATGTCTTAACGCATCTATTAACTTTTTGCAATGGTCTATATCAATATAGCATTTAGGCAGAGTCATTGTTGTGGCATGGATGCCATCTTCTAGTGGAATCTTAGGTACTACTTTAAACCGCACACCTAATTGGTAGGCTACCTCTCTTCTGGTTTTGCCATTGCTAAAATCTGTAACTTCGATGTCGTGTGGTGCAAAGTGATCCTTGTAAATATATTCTTTGCTATTTAAAACTTCTATGTAATGCGGTAAGCCTTGACCTCGTTCCTCATAGTAATCAATAATGTTTACTGAGTTACCTAATTGCTGAAAAAATATTATTGCGGTATGATCTGAAACGCCAAGATCCCAAGCGGTGCTGACAGGCAAAGCAGGATCGTAAGGCACTCTTCTCAATTGTTTCTTATCCTCAATCTGGGATAGTACATCGCCATATATTGCTCCTTCAATGTTGGCAATCCAATCGCACTCAAACTCTTGGAGATACTTCTTCTCTCCCATTACTTCTCTTGCCTTATCTAATTCCTCTTGGTCGACAATCTTTGTTTCACTTGCTTTAGCTTTATAATTAAACCAATCTTCTGCACCTTGTGCGTGCTGGTATAGATCATAGAAGTTATTATTCATCCCAGCAGGAGTACCAATAAATACACAATAACCTTTTCTATCTGATAATGCTGGTCTTATAATTTCTGGAAATAGTTTTTCAGATACATTGGCGTACTCATCGATGACACACCCATCTAGGTATATACCCCTCAAGCCGTCTGAGTTTTCTGAGCCTAGCAAGGTGATACGAGAGCCATTAGGTAAATCTACTCTTAGCTCTGTTTCGTTAAATTTAGTGTGTGGTATCTTTGCTGTAAACTGTTTTACATAATCCCATGCTATTGCTTTAGCCTGTTTAAAGGTTGGTGCTATGTAGGCGAATCTTGGATTCTTAGCTTTGGTCAACAATGCTGACCTAATTAGATGATTAATCATACATACTGTCTTGCCAAACCTTCGGTGGCAGACCAGCACACTCCATCTAAATCTTGATATTTGCTGGTGTAGATATGCTTGATGTCGTCTTGGAGTATAAGGTATTTTAATATCCATAAGTTCTAATGAACTAATTTACTTAACATCTTTTCATTTATTGGAGAATATTCAAAACCTAATCTATTCATAACATAGATTGTAAATAGTTCTGCAGTAGAATTATTTTCCATATTAAAAAATTTAATAACTACATTGTTTGTTTTCTCTTCAATGTAACAAATACAATCCATATCTTCTGATGAAAAATAGTTCATATACTACATCTAGCTTATTTGTAATTGTTTTAAAGTAAAAAATAAAATCTGTAAAACAACTGAATAAAATGGTGCAGGGTACTTGTGGGGGTATGGCTATGTGTATGTTGAGATTATCGGAGTATATATATATAATAAACAGACGCCACTTTATAGGGGGTAGCCATGCCTACAAATCCTAAAACTTCTATATCTTATAGCCTGTAATGTGTAATGCTAACTTATGATTATTAATAGTAATAATAAAAAACCTTTATAAATAGAT